AGAATTACTGGATCATTGTTCTTCTTCACTGTTCCATCAGAAGCATCTCAATCTCCTACTATTATTAGAAGAAATGTTGGGAGCATAAATTATAAAGATGGAATTATTACTATAAATCCAGTTAATATACAATCTGGAATGATTAAAGATGGTCAAACTGTTATTGAGATTTCAGCATGTCCTCTTTCCAATGATGTTATTGGATTACAGGATCTTTATTTACAACTAGATATTAATAACAGCACATTTGAAACCGTAGTTGATGAAATATCTTCAGGATTAGATCCTTCTGGTTCTAATTACATTACATCTACCAGTTATGCTAATGGCAATTTAGTTCGTTCTGGTGGACGTAATACTTCAACAACTACACGAACAACTTCGGTTCCAAGCACATCAACCACAACAACTACTACAGGTGGTAGTTCTACATCATCTACATCAGCAGCTTCATCCTACTAAGATAGAAAGACTATAAAATGACAACAAAAAGAGTACAGTTTAATAACATAGTCCAGAACCAATTACCTGGATATGTAAAGTCAGACTATCCATTAGTTGCTGAATTTTTAAAATCTTATTATCAAGGACAAGAATATGAAGGTGGTCCTATTGATCTGATTAATAATATTGATCAATATGTAAAAGTAGATAATCTCACTAATCTCACATACTCTGTTGGATTAGGTGCAACAGTTGGTATTTCAAGTGATGCGATTGATGTTGATATGCAGAACTTCCCTACAGGAACTCTGGGTTTTCCAGATTCTTATGGGTTGTTAAAAATTAATGATGAGATTATTACATATACTGGAATAACAACTTTTGGATTTACTGGTTGTATTAGAGGATTTAGTGGTATCACTTCCTATAAGAGTGCAACTAGTTCTGAGGAGTTAGTTTTTGAAACTACAGATGCTGATGAACATGCTAAAGGATCGACAATAGAAAATTTAAGTTGTCTGTTCCTTAAGGAATTTTTAAAGAAGACAAAATATCAAATTACGCCAGGTTTAGAGGGAAGACAACTTACTTCTGATTTGGATCAAGAAGTTTTTATAAAACAATCAAAGGATTTCTATTTAAGTAAGGGAACTGATAGGGGTTTTGAGATTTTATTCAAAGCTTTATATAATGAGGATGTGAATATCATAAGACCTCGTGATTTTCTCTTTACTCCATCTAATGCTAATTATAAAGTCACTAGAGATTTTGTAGTTCAAGCAATTGAAGGTGATCCCATGAATTTGGAATTATCTACTTTGTTCCAAGATGAATATGGTGATAATATTGATAAAGCATATGCTCCTATAACTCATGTAGAAAAAATTGCCGTTGGTGTTGGAGAAACTTATTACAAGTTTAGTGTAGATGCAGGATATAACAGAGATTCAAGGGTAGAAGGTGCTACTTATGGTACATTTGAGGTTTCGCCAAGAACTAGATTAGTTGGTGGAATTTCAGCAGGTTCTACTATCTTTGATGTTGACTCTACAGTTGGATTTGCAACAGAAGGTGAATTGCATTTTAGGTATAGTGATAATACTGTAGGAATAAGTTCATACACTTCCAAAAATTTAACTCAATTCTTTGGTTTAAGTGGAATTGGTAAAACCATTGATAGTGCAGCAATAGTTGGTATTAATACATTTGCATATGGAGCTTCTGTTGTTGATCCAGATGAAACAATTGAGGTAAGAATTACCAATGTTATTAATGGTGTTGAATATTCATCTGATAATTGTCTTTATGGGAATGGTGATGATATAAAAATTAAAACTTTAGGAATTGGTGATACTGGATATAAATTGAGTGGTTGGTCATATAATGTTTCACCAACTTATAAAGTCAAAAAAATAGGATTGATTGACGTTTCAGACTTTACTTATGAAGTCTTTACTGACGTTGATCATGAATTTAAAGTTGGAGATAGAGCTGTTATTTCTCGTTCTCAGGGGGAAAAGACTTCTCTTCCTGCTTCTATTATAAGTCAAATTACTTCTTCAAAATCTTTTATATTAAAAGAGCAGGGAGAAATTGATGTTACTGCTTATTTGGATGATAATCCATATGTAATTGAAAGAAAACTTTCTAAAGTAAATGCTCTTAACTTCCCTGAAGCTGCAAGATTTTCTTCAGATGTTCAAAATGTTTATGAAGAAAGAAAAACAAAAAAACTATTAATCACATCCCCATCTATTCCATCATATGATTCATCATCTCTTGGTGTAAATGCGAATAGAATTATATTTAATGGAAACTTTAGTGGGGATACTTGGGATATAATTGCTGATGCCACTACTCCAGTTGGAGTTCCTATATTTGATCATGGATTCTATACTGGAGATGCTGTTTATTATACACCACAGATAGTTAATGATGTGTATGTAGACCCCACCAGTGGGACTAAACTTGATAATTTTGTTATTAAATCATCTTTAACAGATGAAGGTCTTTATTTCGTTCAAAGAGTAGATGCTAATAAAATTAAATTAGCAAAAAGTAGACCAGATCTTTATAATGGAAACTTTATAAACCTTGATAATGATGGTACAAGAACAGGTGTTGCTACAGATAATAGAATTGAACCTTTTAGTTTTCATGGTGAAACATTACAATCGCAGAAATTAGCAAGAGTAATTACACCACCTATCAATACAGGAACAGTTTCTGAAACTACTCCTGGATCTACTGGTATATTGGTGAATGGTGTAGAAATTTTAAATTACAAATCTTATGAAAAAGTTTATTATGGACAATTACAAAGCATAGATGTCCTTGCTCCAGGATCTGATTATGATGTAATCAATCCTCCTATTACTAAAATAACTGATAATGTAGGAACAGGTGCTACAGGATTTGTTGCTGTCAAGGGATCATTAAAGAGTATTAGAATTATAGATCCTGGTTTTGCATATGAAGAAAAACCTACAATAAAAATTACTGGTGGAAATGGACAAGATGCTTTTGCTGAAATAAACATGCAGCAAATAGATCATTCTATTCCTTTTACTGCATCTTCAGAAAAAGTAGGATTAGGAACAACAGGGACTTTACCATCTACAATTGGATTTAGTACTTACCATAAATTTGCTAATGGTGAGAAAGTTATCTATGTAACAGATAATCAGGAGTCGGTAGGTGGTTTGACTACTAGTGCCACTTACCATGCCTCTGTAGTCGGTTCTGGAGGCACTACAATAAGACTTCATACTACAGAGGCTGGTGCTCTTGCAGGTATCAATACAGTTGTTTTAACCTCTCGTGGTTCAGGAACACAATTTATAAAAGCTACTAGTAAAAAATCAATAATTGAATCTATTAATGTAATTAATTCTGGAACAGGTTATGAAAATAAAAAGAGAACCGTTCAACCTGCAGGTATTACTACATCTTTAAATCAAATAAAAATTGTAAATCATGATTATAAAGATGGAGAAATTATTAATTATACATGCACAGGAACTCCTATTACTGGATTGACAACTGCTACTGATTATTATGTTTGTTTTGTTGATAAAGATAACTTTAAATTAACAAGTGTTGGTGTTGGAACTACTGCTAGTGATTTTTATTATAGAACAAAACAATATCGTCCATTAGATAGTATTGGTGTTGGAACACATCAATTCAATTATCCTGAGATTGCTGTATCTATAACTGGTAATGTAGGTGTAACATCTGTGGGTGCAGAGACTTTTGAAGCTAAAATTCAACCAATATTTAGAGGAGAAGTAACATCAATTCATCTTGCTGATAAAGGTGTTGGATATGGTTCATCAGAGATCATTAATTTCAATAGACAACCAGATGTAAGTCTATCCTCTGGTACTGATGCTCAATTAACACCTATTATTCATAACGGATCTATTACTGAAGTTATTGTAGAAAATAAAGGTAAAGATTATATTGCGCCTCCAGATCTTCAAATAAATGGTGATGGAGAAGGTGCAGTATTAACTCCCGTTCTTAAAACTGTCGGAATTGGAACAAGTGCGACATATCTTTTACAAGAAGTTAAAGTCTTACAAAAAGGAATTGGATTTACAAAAGATGCTACATCGATAGATGTTCTTTCACCTGGTTCAGGAATAAAACTTCGTCCTAATGTTCAACAATGGACTATTAATTTATTTGAAAAATATTATCAAGGAGAACAGGTAACCTCAGATGATGGTATTATTGTAAATGGATTAAACAAGAAATATGGTCTTCAATATACTCATTTATATGCTCCTAGAAAACTAAGAGAAGGTTTATATGCTACTAATCAAGAGGGAACTTCATTATATGGACAACCTGATTTGAAGAGAATTAATGGTCAAGAAGTTGAGTCTGCAGACCATTCTCCAATTATTGGATGGGCATATGATGGAAATCCAATTTATGGTCCTTATGGGTATGTTAAGAGGGAAGGTGGATCTGTAGTTCAGATGAAATCTGGATATGTTGAAGAAGCAGCTCTTAAAGAAAATAGACCACCTTTAACTATTTTTGGACCAGGATTTTTTGTTGAAGATTATACATTCAAAGAAAAAACAGATGAAACTGTTTTAGATGAGAATAATGGAAGATTTTGTATAACACCACAGTTCCCTAATGGAGTTTATGCCTATTTTGCAACTCTTA